TGCAGAATCATATGGTGTGTTAAGGCTAACATAGCCCAGGAACTTAAGGCCCCCATTGGTTGCCCAACGGAGTATTTGTAGTGACCAGGCACTAGTTCAGGGTATAGATCCGTGATCTTAGAACTGTTTAACACATAATCTCTTTCTACTAATAGATTTCGCCAGGCATCACTTAATGCTTTAGAAAATAACGTCGTTAATACACTTTGTTGTAAAACAATAGGTAAACGATCAGTGGCACTGCTCAGGTCAACTGACCAGGCGTGTCCCCGTCGCAACGCTTTCTCCATAGATCGCGAAGCCGAAGCATCTTGATCCAAGGTTCCATCGTTAGGTAGAGCCCCTAATATCTTAAATAAATAAGAATGTAGAGGTTTTAAGAATGACTGTGTCCAAACATCGACTATTGCGAAAACACGAAGTTTTCCGGCCGCTTCCTCTTTAAGAGAAAGTTGACCGCCTTTCAGATTTACATCTGATGGGCTAGCAAATGTCCACGTTCTTTGATCAGGTAGGAATGTTCTTCGAACTTTTCCTCCATGTTCCTCAGCGCAAAATGCCATATTCCCTTTTACTGGAATACGGGCCCCTTTTGTAAGTGCTTGATATAGATACTCGGTATAATTATCGAGTTTTCTGAACAAGACAAAAGATTTAGAAGCTATAGCATATTGCTTAAATAAGTTATAGGTTTCTGCATCTTGGACTATCCAACACAAGTCGGATAGTACGGAAGACATGGCTACACCTGTATTAGTACTGGCAGATCTTGACTTAACAATGTAAGAAGCTGATATTGACGATTTTGAGGGTAAATACTCTCTTAAAAGTCTCTTCATATCTTTCGATATAAAGGTATCAAAATCATCAAGTATACTTTGCTGTCCTGTATAAGGATCAGTAATAGTATTTAACTTAGGTGACAATGGTCCTTCTATAATTCGATAAAGGTTGAACAAAGTCAGCCAGAATCTTATAACACTAGCATTACCATTACGTATAGATCTTCGATCTTGCGACTGGATAATGAAAGGGATTCCATTATGGAGTCTCGGTAGTGGCATAGAAGGTTCTGCATCTCTTAACGATTTGTAAGGAGATCCTGCAAGGAAACGTTGTAATGCTACTGAGGAAGCTTTCATCCACTTAATTGTGTATGAAGTTCCATGACATTTATTCATTTTAAGGATAAATTGTCCAAAGTTATGTATAGTTCTAACACGAGAGGCCACTTTTATACGATTAAAGATAATCGAGGAAATTTTCCAAGAATATTTTAAAAGTATAGATAGAAACTCTTGCGAATTTCTAAGCGAAAACATAGACTTAGGTGCGTCAACAGATAATCTTTTGAGAGATTTAGGATTTATATTAAAAATATATTTCATAATCTTTGATTAGTGTATCTGGCTAAGACTACTGCGCTGTTCCTTTTCACAGGGACGCCAGTTATCAAGGTGCCACCTCTGCAATTAGTTTGTTATAAGATAACTCACTAAGCATTGCGGATAATCTCAGGTCATTATCGG